GTCTGCGGCTCTAGTGGGATTCTATCAGTAGCTGCCTTTAGGTCGAAAGACGCAAGATACTTCGGTTTTAAACTTAGTAATAAGTTTACCGGGGCCATTTGATTAAATGTCCCATCCTGCGGTATATTCTTAAGTATACTGTAGAATATTCCATCGTGGAGTGGTCTGCAAGACCATTGCGTAAACGCATCCACCATAGCGAATATTCGCATCTTTCCAGCTGCCTCTTCTTTAACGCTCAGTTTCCCAAGATTCGTTGTCCATACGGCAAATAAACCGCTGGGTCCAATTAGTCTCGGTATTTTCAATACCGCATCGACTACTGCCCGTAAAGCATGACTCGGATGAGTCAACTCTAGGAAGTATCTAGCGACACCAGACAAAGTTTTATCCGTGAATAACGAATAAATACTTTGGTACAGTGCGAAAGGGTGGGTTGAAATACCCACCAACCACTTACCCGTCTCCGGATGAATGTTAAGAGGTTTCGGATATCCTTCTCCCGTAGGAGGCGATCCGATGAACTCCTGATCTGGGTTAAATTTCCCGGTATTAGGGCTAGATTTTAGGAGAGGAAATGGCTGTAAAGCCAAATGCCCTCGTAAAATAAGTTTTCTAACCTTTAACGCATCTATATTAAAGTTTCTTAAAAGCATGTCCCAGAATATGGGAACAAATTCTTTTAATTCTTTAACGGTGCTCCAAAATCCTGTCACAGGTACTTTAAGTCCCTGTGTGATTGTTGAAGTATCTACCACTCCCTTAAATTCAAGGACTCGGTAAATATTAAACACGGATAGATACAACTTAATGAGTTTGCTATCACCTTGCCGAATTAAGGCTCGGTGGACTCGGTTTATAAGCCGTGGATAGCCACTGTTAGTTCGGGAAACTCGTGGTCCTAGTTTACCTAGGTCTTTAACCACGAACCCGCCCAAAGCCTGCTGTAACATAACAGCACATGACTTTAAGTACAAGGTGGCTCCTTTGCTCCCTTGTGTTCGATAAATGTAATTAAGTTTTCTCAGAAGACTTACCAATGCACGTACTCGAGCACTAGTGACGGGAAGCCCTATGACATGCATTATAGATAATAATGCTTTCATAAAGGCGACTCCTCCTTTTACAGAGATCATGGCATTAGCCTGTTTTGTATTCAGCAGATAAGCGGAAAGTTTATTGAATCTTTTCATTGTGACAAATGTTGCATAGAATTGGATTCAAGGTAGTAGTTTGAACCCGTAAGGCTCGTCGTCCACTTGTTGGCCGTTACCAGCTTTCCTTGCTTCAGACTTGCTCCCCATGAAATGGGTCGAGTCCTCCATTATACCCTGCTGTATGAGGCGGCAGCACTTGCTTTTCAGCAATAGCCGTTTCTCCCGCCATAGGTCTTACTGCTCAAAAGGCAGATCCTTACTAGGGACGTCAGCACCTATTTTGTTGTACTCGGGTCTAGAGCTTACTCTATGACCGCACAACCCCATACATGGTTAAGTTTTCCGACTTATCCTTGTTATGTACAAGAGGCTAAACTTCAGTTTCCGGCCCCGTCCTAGCCTTTTAGACTACGCCCCTCAAATGAGGAACGGGAAAGGGAAGAGAAGATCTCTCGACCGGGCTGCAGCCAGCTGTGTAAGCAAGGATAAATCCTTGGGTTCAGTATCCACTGATCCGTGCTTTTCATAGAATCTGGTTCCAGACCCTACTATAGCCATGAGACCGAGGATACACAACCCCAAAGCGCAAGCC